ACAAAGATTTAAAGAAGAAGTTAAAAGTCGTGCACTAGCTAAGAACAATAGATTCTTAGTTGATTTTCGATTGCCAGATCTTATTCAGAAAGATATGTTCAACCTTCAAATAATTCATTTGTTTTGTGAAAGCACATCTATTCCTGGAATTAATATAGCTACTCAACCAACCAGAACCTTTGGTGAGCAACGTGAAATTCCATATGACAGAAATTTTGATCCAGTCACTTTAAATTTTTATGTAGATCAAGCAATGACTGTGAAACATTTTTTCGATACATGGATTAATTGTGTTATTAATCCAATATCAAGAACAATAAATTACTACGACAATTATACAACTGACATTGACGTTACAGTATTAGATACTAATGACAAGAACATTTATAAAATGACTCTTTATGAAGCGTATCCAAAAAATATTCAATCGATTGCATTAGATCAAAATAGTAAAGACGTGATGAAACTTGCAGTAGTGTTTAATTATAAGTACAGCAGTGTTCAAATGTATGATACTTTAGGTGGTGATCCTAACATTCAAAACATCTTTAATACGAATAAAAATACACCATTGAACGGTGTGATACCGTTTGATTATGCAAATTCTGGTAGTGTTTGGGCAACTACAGTACCTTCTGAATATTTACAGAATGCATTATCTTTTAACGAACAGTATGCCGATCAAATAAGTGCTGCAAATGCAATTGCACAAATTCAGTCACAAGGTATAGAAACTGGATTAGGAAGTCTTTTAACATGATAGATAAACTCTCTGAAATATTTAATGTGGCACCTACTCAAAAGATAGAGGCCGAAGTAGTAGAAATACTACCTAGTGAAACTTATAAAAATGATTTTATACAAACAGACTATGAAAAGACTCGTGGCAACCTATATGAATTACTACGTCAAGGGCAAGATGCTGTAAACCACGCGCTTGAAATAGCAAAGGTTTCAGAACATCCAAGAGCTTTTGAAGTTGTTGGAGGACTGATGAAACATGTGGCTGATATAAACCATCAACTACTAGACTTACACACTAAACATGCAAAATTAGAAAGCAAAGATACTGAACGTACACCCCAAGGTGTTACCAATGTCACAAACAATAGTGTGTTTGTTGGTAGCACTACTGAATTGAGTAAGATGATTGAACAAATGCGAAAGGACAAATAATGGCTTTACCAGTACAAAACACTCCAGTTTATACACTAGAGATTCCCTCTACAAAAGAGAAGTTTAAATTCAGACCGTTTAGTTAAAGAAGAAAAGGCTCTATTAATTGCTCAGCAAAGTGAAGACGTGACAGTAATGTCTGATACTTTAAAGGGTATTATTGAATCATGCGCTAAAAATAAAATAGATGTTGAATCACTTGCAACATTTGATATTGAGTATATCTTCTGCCAAATTAGAGCAAAGTCAGTTGGAGAAACCGTTGACCTAATGTTCTATTGCGACACATGTGAAAATGATCCTAAAGCTGCAGTCAAATTAAATATCGACATTACAAAGATTGATGTAGAGTTTGATCCAGATCACAGTAAAAAGATTCCTCTATTTGACGATGTTGGCATCATCATGAAGTATCCTGGAATTAATATGCTAAGCAAATTAGCAGCGCTGAGTGATAGTAATGATGGTGACGTCAATAGTGTTATTGAAGTAATGGCACAGTCTATTGATATGATTTATAGTGGCGACGAAATTCATCATGGGAAAGATACTAAATTAGAAGAGATGGTAGAATTCGTAAACAATCTAACATCAGAACAATTTACTAAGATGAAAGATTTCTTTGAGTCTATGCCTAAGTACCAGCACAGAGTAGAATATAAGTGTCCGGTGTGTTCATTAGATCATAAAAAAATATTGTCAGGCATCTCAAATTTTTTCTAATTAATCTCTCTCATGAAACTGCATACAATCACTATAAAACAAATTTTGCATTGATGCAGCATCATAAATATAGTTTAGAAGATCTAAATAATATGATACCCTATGAGAGAGAAGTTTATGTACATCTGCTTAAAGAGCACTTAAAAGAAGAAAAACAAAGGTTACAAAGCTAATGAATACCACAACATCACCAGATGGCATCAACATCTTAGAAATGTTTCGTAATAAAAAAACGAAAGACGAAAAAGATGAAAAGCATGCTAAAGAAGTAGAGAAGCAATTAAAGCTTCTTAATGACACCTTTAAGCTAGCTGGGAAGATGGCAGGCACTGGTACGCCAAGTGTGCAAAATGATGTTGGGTATGGAGCTGGTGTAGACTTAGAAAGACGCTCACAGTTTAGAACTCTTGGAGTTAGAGCTGGTGAATTTAAAAACAACTTAAAAGATTTTTTAACTCCTCGTGGATTTTTAGATAAAACTGGTCTAGCTGAACGCGGCTCTGGTGGATTAATATCAGAACATCTAGATAAAGCTGAATTTGAAAAACAAGGTTTTGTTGGAGCTGCTCATTTAAATCCATTTAAGAAAGAAGAAGAGCCTGGAAAATATTCAGGTTGGATGAACGCGTCATCAAACAATACATCTAATTCAACATCTAATTCAACATCTTTTCTTGGGGGCTCAGAAGAGTCGCAAAATGAGAATAAGTTGTTTATGGATCAACAAACAGTATTCCTTAAACAGATAGCTGAGAACACTGGAAAGATGGCTGAAGCGTTTGGATTACTAGATAAAAGTCTTAAAAAGGATGATGGCGATAAAGAAGAATCTTCTGGCCCTGGCATAGGTGATCTAATAGGTAAAGGCAAAGGAACTTTAGGTCGAGCAGGAAAAGTTTTAAGAAGAGCTGGTGGTAGTATAGCACGTGGCGCAGGCGCTGTCTTAAAAGGTGGTGCAACTTTAGGACGTGGAGTTATAGGTGCACTAGGAAGCGCTGGCGGAGCATCACTGGCTACAGGAGCTGCTTTGGTCGCAGCTCCTTTTGCAGCAGACTATGTTGCAGGCAAACTTGGTGTTGGCGGTAAAGAGATTGACACTAAACAAGATGATGCTAACTGGGAAAGAATGTCTCAATTCCAAAAAGCAGAATCTGGTCTTGGTCGTGGCATAGAAAAAGTTGGCGGACTATTTGGAGGAAACCTTGCAAATGAAGCTGCTTCAAAAAGAATTGCAACTGAAACTAAGTACTTAAACGAAAATCCAAATGGTCCTAGCTTTATAGATCGAGTTAAAGACACATTCAATCGTGGAAATTCTGGTACACTAAAAGCTCAAAATCGAGATGAAATCGTAAAAGAAAGAGCTATAAAAGCTGGCGCAATGGACGCAGCCGGCAATATAGTAAACACAGAAGCCTATAATAAAATAAGCAACAAGGTACTACAAGAAGTTAACGCTTCTGGTGATGGTGCATCTGGCACATTTAAGATAGGCACAAATAAAGCAATTGACCTACAATCAATGGCAGGTTCAAATGGAACACATAAAGAATCTAGTAAATTTGAACAAAACATTACTACTGCAAAAAGTGTATTAGGCAGCGAAACTCTCGGAGCATTATTTAGCGCTAAGGGATTAGACACTGGTAGAATAGTGTCTATTGGGTCTAAAGAAACAGACGCTAACGGTAAAGTGTCTACTGAGTATTCTAGTATTTTAGGCGAAAGAAAATCTGGTGGATTGTTTGGAAAAGATACTTATACATTAAGTAATGAGTCTACTGGGGACTACGATGTTAAGGTAGAAAAGAAAGACTATTTTAAAGTTAAAAAACTATTAGATACTGGAAAAGGTGAAGAGGCTAGAAAAGTAGCTACCGAAGCTATCTCTAAAGCTAAAGCTAAAGCTAAAGCTGCAATGAGTGATGCAATGTCATCGAGCGAAATGACCAGCAATATTATAAGTCCTGAAGAGAACAACTCTGCCACAAGTTTAAATGTTGCTCCAGCAGAAAGCTCGAAATCTGGAGAAATTATAAGTCAAGGCACTAACGACAATACAGTACTAAAGCAAGCTAGAAATGACTCTGCAAAATCTTCTAACAACACAAACGTAAGTAACACAAACGTAAGCAACAATACTCAAGTTACTAAGTATGATCTACCAACTAGAAAAGATGATGGATCACTAAATAGATATACAGGTTCTAGATTAGCTTACTGATCCAGACCACACAACATTACCATTGGACTTTAAAACGATTTTATAGTCCTCGATGTTTTGGTTGAGATACTGCGCTTGTGATTTAATAAGAGGTATAGCAGGCGCAAGCTTCTTAAGCTCTCCAACTATACGATCTTGGTACACCACATCATATACAATTGTTTTTCCATCTTCCATATTTAAAAAGGGACCTTTCGGTCCCTTTCCTTTAGTCTTCTTGAGCGATTTTCTTGAAGAAACTCATTGCATCGTCGTCTTCATCGTCTACTGGAGCAGATGAAACTTTAACAGGTGCACGTTTTTCTTGAACAACTTGACGAGCAACAGGAGCTTCATAAGCATCTGTGTCAGCATCTTGTTGAGCGGCGGTTGGAGCCGATTGACCATTCAAAACATCATTCAACTTACGAGCAAGTTCATCGTACGTCTTAAAGTTCTTTGGCTCAAGGAATTCACCAAGGCGATATTGCTTGTTGACAACTTCCAGAATTTCTTCATCAGAGTCAGCAACCGCCGATGGTTCCATAAAGACTGACTGATCATAGTTAGGATAGCCTTCAACTTTACGTTGACGCAGTTTAAAGTCTGCACCTTCCCAAAGATCAAAGACGTTTACTGGGTCTTCATCTTCAAAAGTAGGCTTAGCTTTGTCCATGATTTTGTCAAAGATTTTCTTACCGAATTGGTAGATGAAAACTTTACCTTCATTCTCGGGATGCTTAGGATCGCTTACGACAAGAATGTTTGCCATATACTTAAGCTTACGCTTTTGTTTACGTGCAACATCTTTATCAGATTCCAAGCCAGAATTCCAGAGACGAGTGTTCAACTCAGAAACAGGATCATTCTGTGCGATAGTAGTGAGGGAGTTTTCGATGTACCATTTGCCTGTAGGTCCTTGGAAACCGTGGTTCCAAACTTTAACCCAAGGCAATTCGTCAGCAGTGTGACGTGGCAAGAATCGGATTGTAGCAGTTGCGTTACCTGCTTTATCAGGGTCCAGCTTCCACATGCGTTCATCAGCGTATGATTTCTTTTCGCCTGAGCCGCCTGTAGTACCCTTTTCAAATTCTGCCGCGATTTTGCCGAAGTCAGAATTACGCATTTTACGAAGTGTAGTGATATCCATATTATTTCCTTTTGTTTACGTTGTGTTGCGAAGTATTTTCGAAGTATTCGTCAGAGTCTTCATACATTGAGTAATCATCTTCCGACCAATTATTTATAACACGCATGCCCTCACCTGTGGCATTTCGTGAATGTTTTCTCGGTTTATTTTTAATTTTTTGTTGACGATCTTGATCATCAATCTCGCGTCTATGAGCATAAGTGCGTCCCATGATTATTACATCTCTTCTTTGTACCGATTATAGATAGATTTTACCACATCTGGATTATATTTAACAAACTTTTTGACTTTTCTTATCAGCCTGAATTCATCGTTCCACAGCATAATGAGTGGCTCCCATTTGTCCAAGTAGTTTTCCAAGTCATTCAATATCACCATAGACTCAAGAGCAATCTTTTTGCCAAGATACAAGCTCAAGAGCTCGGGTGCATGATCATCAATAGAGTACAGTGCATCATATGGTTTTTTGTTGTTTTCAAGATGACGTTGAATAGTCAACATGTCGATCTCAAAAATACGTCCCATAGATTGTTTTCGTTTAATCCACACATCATAGTAATCATCTGAATCAGTAGAATAGATCACACCATTATTGCCATAAGCAAAGTTTGCTGCGAAGTACTGAATCAAATCTTTATCTTTGCTAAATTTATTAGCAAGTTTTTCGAATAATCCGCGATCATTGCGACTATCAAAAGTTGTACGTTTTCCAGTAACTCTTCCGTTCTTCTCGAAGACGTCGTACTTATCAGTCGTGAAATGAAGCTTTATTGCCATAAAATAGCGATAAGCTTGATAACCATCCATCATTTTTCCTATTAGTCTTTATCTTTACTAGAAATTTTAAGCTCTGAAGAAAGCTGAGCTTGAATCATTGCTCTTTTAAAAGAATCACGTTGCGCTTTGTCTACAATAAAGCTCATCATACGTTTTGTCGTTTTGGAAAGCTTAAAAGTTTTCCCAGGTTTCAATGCCATTTTATTCTCCGATTTCGAGGGTTGCACGTTTTGGTAGTAGATTCTCGTTAATGAGGTCTACCTCTAGTTTATCACGAAGTGATTTGTTGATAAGATGCTTAATGTCTTCAGGGTCTAGAAAGTTTTCTTTACAATATTCCAACACTGCATCTAAATGGCTCACTCTATTCTTGATTACTTGCTGCTCAATAAACAATGAGAAAGAGGATGCACCCTTAAACATTGTTGGACTTTCGTAAGTAGTATTCTGCGGTGCGGATGTCAGAGGTAAGTTCTTCGTATTCAGAGAATCGTTCAAAATATTTTTTCCATATAGGTGAAGATCGATCTTGAGAATTCATTTTAGTGTCATACATATCAATGAATTTATCAAACCAACGATCTAGAAAGTTACGCTTACTGCACAGTTGAATGAAAATACTTTTAATAGTTTCAATGTCACTGTAAAGATAAGCATGGGAGAGTTTGTTTTTATTGGTCATAATGTATTATATCACAATTCAGATTTAAAGTATCAAAGAAAACCCATAACACCGCCCATTGGTGCAACAAACACTCCAATCAGGCGAAGAATAAATTCTCCATTAATGTCCCATGCGCCGCTAAACAACTTAACGACATTCCAAATCCATCCAATAATTAAAGTGATAGTAATTCCACCAACAATAATTATAGCAGTCCAATCACCAATAGCACTTGTTTGTTTCAATTTCATTTTATTTCCTTAGCGGCGCATGTTCGCCATTGCTTTAGCTTCATCATCACAAAACACTGGCACTGCATTAGACTTATGCAGTGTACCAATACCAATCATTTTTGTACCGGTGTACATCATCGTTTCTTTTTTGCCTGCTGTACCGCCAGTATCGCGGGTTGGATGGCGCACAGTCTCGCGCCCAACTGGAGTAGAAAGTTTGTAAACATCCTTAAGCTCTTTCTTAGGAGCTTTGATAACTTTTTTAGGTTCGTAAGATTTGAGAATAGATTCCCATTCAGCCTGAAGTTGCCTTTGGGCGGCAGTAGGCTTGCGCGGCTTGCGCTTTGACTTTTGGTTTGTGTAAAACATGCTCATGCTGAAATCAATTCACAAACAACGTACTTGGCTTCGGGAACAGACTTGCAGAGATCATCGTTAACATAAATTTTGCGCATGTGAACGATCTTGATACATAGATTTCCAGCACGCATCATGACAAACTCAGGGTCACGAGTTTTGACTGGAATTTCTCCAGTGGCAAAGAACATGGTATCGTAGAGTTCATCCGAAGCGAGTTTTCTCAAAAATTGCAGATTTGCCATAATAATTCCTGTTGATAGTGTATTATACCACAAACAGGAATTAATGTACACAACTATTTTTAGTTAACTTTTGGTTTAACTTTCTTTGCAGCAACTTTTTTGGTTGGCATGCTTTTGGTCGCCGGCACTGGCAACTTTTTTGCTGAAACTTTCTTTGGCTTTTCTGTCACAGAGTCAAGTAGAAGTTGATTTCGCTTGTTTAAGCGTTGAACAACTTCTTTGCCATCCATCCAATAGTCCTTATTGTCAAGCATGTGTTCAATCTCATCTTCAGTTAAGAAGTTAGCATAGATTTCTGTCATCAAACTCTTTGACCACTTGCGCTCATGTTGAAGCTGATCAATCATTTCTCCACCCTTACCAATAGTTCCACCCGAATAGTTGTGGAACATAAAGATAGAATGAGGAGTAACTTCAAACTGATCAGCACACAAGAATAACATAGTTGCTGCACTCATACAAGCACCTTCAACTGAAGCAATAACTGTTGCGTTGCTTTCCGCGATAACTCTCATGAACTGAATAGCAGTAAATAGATCACCACCATATGAATTGATGTAAAACTTAACTACGTCAGTTTCGTCAGCATGACGAATAGTATCAAACATCTGTATATAATTCTCGGGCTCTTCAATGCTGCCAGAAATATAGAATTCATGAACTGTAGAAATGTGCTTTGGTGGAATAATTCCAGTGTTGCTCATATTGATCATGATTTTGTCGTCATTCGAATTTTTTGTCATAATGTTTCTCAGTTAATTGTTATCATTCTCACGATAGAAAATGTGATCGCCGATTTTAGCAGTTTTTAGTTTTACTTTAGCCCAGTATGGTTTAACGTATGTTGCATGATAGTAGATAGCGCCGTGGGTACTATCTTCAATGACATGAAGAAAAGGTAAAACTGCCTTGACATAGTTATATGTCTCCATAAACTTCTGCTCATCATAATGCAAAGTTTTCATACAATACCATGAAAACTGGCAGCCTCTAGAATTTTTTTGTGTGACAACCTCTTTTATAGTTGATGGATAATTTTCATGTTCAACTCTATTCATTGTTACTTTCATCACGGCAAGCAAGCCAGCGCCATCCTGATTGCCAGCTTCATGATATACATTTTTTGCCATCCAATAATAATCTGCTTCAGAAAATTTCATTGGCTGAATGGCAGGTTGACGATTTATTAGAACAATGCTAGAAGTCATTAATAGAAATGCTAACAAAGCTAAAAGTATAGATAAACGTTTCATATGATTATTGTACCATAAGTTAAATTTATTGTACATCAGACACCCTTGATTCGTTTGTAATCCTTTCTTAGCTCAATAAAACTTCCAATCCAGTCATCACGTTTTTCAACGAAGACTGCTGGTTCCTCGTGATCGTCTACCGACATAAGGATAACTAATTTGGATACTGGGATGCCTGTGCGCTCTTCAAACATTACGGCATAAGCCGCAGTTTGCATAAAGTAGCCATGAATATCATCGCGATGTTTAAGACGTTTTGAAGTTTTAAAATCAATAACAGATACCTTGCCATTGTATTCTGCAATGCAGTCTACAGTTCCTGCTACTTCAAGGTAGTCAGAATATAGCTTGGTTTCAAGACAGTGTATATTATTTATCTTATCTAGTTCAGGCTTCAAAGCTTTAAAAGCTTCTAAATCAAATATTGAAACTTCGGACGGGGAGTTGAGTAGATAATTTTCGCAAAGCGTGTGTACACGAGTTCCTCGATTGGAGGCTCTGGCAGCGACTCTATTTGCTTCTTCTTCTCCAACTCTTTTTCGCCATTCGAAGAAAGCATCTTTCCCATGAAGTCCTGTAACAGACGTAACGGAAGGATAGGCTTTACCACTTGGTGTTTGGTACACTCGACCTGCGGGGGAATCGATGCGTTTGAGTGTACCAATATCATGATGTATGTGATTAAACATTAATGTGATTCTACGTGATCTTCATACTTAAGTTTAGCTAGAATGTAGTCTTTAACAAGAGATGATCTTACAATGTCTTCAGGTGTAAATTCAATTCTTGTAAAAGCTCTCATATGAGAAGCAATATCAAAGAACTTTAAGATGCCAGACATATCATTCTTTTTCTTGTTCAAGTCAGTTTGACGATAGTCTCCACACCAAATAATCTTAGAACGATAACCAACACGAGTCATAACAGTATCAATCTCTTCATACGTTAAGTTCTGCATCTCGTCAACGATAATGATTGCATCGTCAAAACTCATACCACGAATAAACGAAGTAGAGATAAACTCAATATGCCCTTGTTCTTCAAGTCTGTTGTAAGCTTCAGCTCTTCCAAATAGTGTAGTACAAATTTGCTGATATGGTTGACGATAGATTTCAGTCTTCTCATTGAGGTCGCCGGGAAGATGCCCGACTTCACGAGATGGAACTGCAGAACGTACGATAATAATTCTATTGAATGGATTTGATTTGTCTAGTACTTCTTCAAGAGCTTTATATAATGCAATGAATGTTTTACCTGTACCAGCAACTCCATGTAAAGCTACAAAATAGTCTCCTTGTTTATACGCATCATAGAATTTCTTTTGATTGTCTGTGAGAGGATCAAAGGTCTTAAGATCATCGATTCTAATTCTTAATACATTGTTAGGTTTTGGTTTTTGAATTTCCTCAGAAAGAGTAGAATCAAGCTTTACTGCACCAATTTTTCTAGCCATTGTTTTCCCTATACGTTCATTTTACTTCCGGGATTTCTTCGATGAATGTTTCGCAACACATCTCGGAACCCGCCTTGATCGCCACGCCCAAGACGAATAGGGTCACCGATACCGGGTGCACCGCTAAACATTGATTGGATGTGGGGATTTTCTTCGAGATAAGTATCTCTTGCTGAGATACTCATGAATTTTTCAAACTCTTCACCGGTGTCATTATTTTTGAAATTATAAGTTGGCATTACATATTCACTGTTGAGGTTGAGACGATTTGACCACGTTTGTTAGTAATAACATAGCAATCTTCGTTGTACTCAGTATTTATACCATCAAAGAACCACTTTGGCATAGGACGATCAGTCCAACGAGACATTACACGCTTCGAACCAATGTAGTACTTATGATATGACTCTGCAACATCGCCAACTTTGTATTCATCCGGCATTGCAGGAGTTGGAGGAGTAAAATCACCCTTAGGAATCTTGTAAGGAAGACGTGAAAGCGCATGCTTCAGTCGTTCGCTTGCATGCACTCTACCATAACGATAAGTGTATTCATCCATTAGCTCAACCCACATCACATAAAGCCAATCATAATTAGCGCTGGACTTTCTAGCCCAAACGGCAGAAGGATGATTGATATGAGTAGCAGCATAAAGTATACTGTCACGATTATCACCAAGACGCCAATCACGTATATTACGGCCGGCAGGAGATAGATGCTTACCTTCAGTACCATCCAAATAACGATGAGCAGTAGAAAGAAGCTGAGCATATTCCAGGATCATTTTGACCACGTGTTTGTCATTATGCATTTCTGCGCATTCGCGTGGATTGTTGGATAAGTAAAAAATATTCATATCTCTATTATACCACAAAAAAGAATTATTGTAAAATTTGATTTGCGATCATCTGCATGCGTAGTACATCCATAACAATGTCGTGGCGTGGATCGTGCTTTACAAACTTGTCTTTATGCGCATTGATCATAAATCCATTGTCGATGTCCATGCCAAAAGCCATTCCTTCAATCATAGAACGAGTGTCACGAATGCTGCCCCAATGAATAGGACTAACCTTGCCGACTGAAGCTAGAACAGAATCTAGAAAAATAGGATCGAATGTGTTGCCGCGGGTGTAAGACTTCTTCACACTCTTAATATCAACATTATCTAGAATGAATTGATGAAGCTTAGTGATAGACACATCAGCACTTGAAGGCTTGATTTGTTTTTGAGCTTCTTTAGGTTGAGTCATCCACCAGTCAATAGTAGACTGCTGAGTTTTTCTCTTATAGTTCTCCATTTGATCAAGAACATCAAACTTAATATAGCGTGTAGAGTCTAATAGTTCATCATAGCTATATGGACTTTTAATATAACGAGACTCTGAGAAAGTAAGCAGCGCAAACGAAGTTACGACTCCATTGCTTGGAATATTACTCAAAGTTTCAAAATCATAAATTACACATTCGTTCATATCATTCCTCAATTTGGATTCGTGGGACTTTTTTCCATCCCGTAATAGTATAATGCTGCAGTTCTACTCGTGCAACTTTGCCCTTTTTCATAAACTCAACAACTCTAAGTTCTGGTTGTGTTGCAGCAACCGGCACATTATGCGCACTCCATGAAGAAGGACCTGTTGCTCCAGTAGCACCAGTAGTTAATGTGTTTCCATTTCCAACTGTAAGAGTGCCGGTATATGTTTTCTGAGAAGTATGTGGAATGTTCACAGATGTAATATCTAATTTGTTTATAAGCATGCTTTCCATTTCTCTGATCAATTTAGTTCTTATTTGTCTTTCAAGTTCTACCTCAGTCAATCCAAGGTAGCGATATTCGTCAATTGTAAATTGAGATTTTATTACTTTATCCACCTTGCCACTCCAGATAAAGATCAGAAAGTTGCGCTAAGGTATCACCTATCTCTTTATGAAGTACTGCTGTGCCACCTGCTTTTCTGTAAGAGTCGACAACGTGTTCAGTGTCATCAACTAGAATATTCCACGGATGAGCAAACTGCGCTTTCTTGGCACCACCAGGAACGATGTTTGCCTTATAGTCAATGCCATTCGCTTTCAACCATTCGCTCTTGTGACTCACAACTAGATCATGATATTTTTCTCCACCTGAAGAAGAAAGAATTTCCACTGGAACTTTTAATCCACGAACAAAGTTTAACAGTTCGTCTGCAAACTCATGTTTTTCAAGTCGAGTAAACGCTTTGCTTATAACAAACTCGTCCCAGTTGTTATAAAAATGTTTTGATCGAGCAACAACACCTTGAGGTCGTTCACCAAACATTTTTTCATATTCTTTATTGAAGTCGGTGAGCACACCGTCCATATCAAGATAAATTTTCATTCTTCAACTCCGTAGAAATGTTCTCTAATCGCTACAACACTATCAACTCCGCATTGTACATATCCATCCCAATGTGTGTCCTTCATCATGGCTTCATCTTCCAGCACAGGCAGAAATTCTCTTCTTACCTGCTCTATACATTCTTCTATGATCAACTGGGCGAATTTATTAATTTTATCATTATCTTGCTCCGCAAAGAATCCAGCTTGTTTAGAAAGTTCTTTAATTCGTTCGTTCATTCATTTTTCTAATGCCTTTGTAAAATGTTCAATTATATGTCGCAAGTCAGTTGCCGTCAAGTGGACATCAATTAATTGGTCAAATTGTTCATCGTTAGAGGTGTCTGACATCATCAACACAAATGCCTCGTTGCCTACTTTTCTCAAACTAAGGTCCACATAACGGTTGTCCACATCGTAAACACAGCGAGAAAATGAAAATACTTCTTGTTCATTCATTCTTACTCCTCAATTTTACTCCAATATATTCCAAGAACTTTTTTTATCATCCACCGTTGAAACTTGTTAGGAGGATTCTCAACATAAATTGCTATACGTGTGTTGGTTGCGCCACCAAAAGAGATTTGCCAATTAGGTTTCGGCGGCTGATAAAAGCTGTATGATTCCATTATATCACAAACCTTTATTAATGTAAAACTCGCGAATGCCTCGTGCATCATGAAGCGCGTTGTGTGGGACAAGCGACACGTAGTCAATGTTCAAGTTCATTTTAAAATTGATAATCTTAGGTGTGTTAATTCTTAAACCTGGGCCGGCGATTAATGCTTGACAAAAATAGCGAATGTCATCGGGCCAATCTACGATGATAGTGCAAGTACCAACTTTCATTAGATATTCTGAAAGTTCTGATTGAAACTTTGAATAAGACACTGGAACTAGAATCAAATGTGGTACTACATTATCTCTTACCCACGGTTCAAGTTGATCTCGCATTTCGAGTTCCATGTAGAATTCTGGAAGTGTAGTATCTTCTGGCACGATAGCCATTGAGATTAGTGCACCACCAAAGCCATTAAATTCTGTGTCTAAGAATAGTCTTTTCATTTTCCATGTATCCATTCATTCTCTTGATCTTCATCATAAAGGATTAACCCTTCAGTCTCATGCCATTCATAGCACTCTTTGCAGAGGCTAGTGTATTCAAGCGCTCGTTCATTCTCTTTATTATATGTAGCAACTGTGCAATCCCAAAGATGACTGATGTGCTTAACCATGTGACCACAACTAGCTGTAATCATTTTTAAATTTCACAGTTTCTCTCCGCAATGACGACACATTACAGCAGTAGCATTACGCATTTCTTTAAGTGTTCGGTTAAGCTTACGCGCATCTGCAATGATACGACGTATAGCTGCTTTGTCACGTTCATGCTTAGCTTTGCTCAGTTCTTGTTTAAGGTGCAACTTCATCTTTTGAAGTCTGCCTTCGAAGATTTCAATAAAGCCAGTTATGCCAGTAGAATCACTCATTCTTCAACTCCAAAATGTGCTTTAATAAACTTACTTGCTAAAGTAGGTACATCAGCGCGTTCTACTTCATCAGCAATCTCACAGCATTCTTTAATGATTAACATTGCAAAACGATCAATTGCTTTATACCTGTCATAAGGACTATTGAATTCACAGTCTACCTGTTCTGCAAGTTCTCGAATTCGCGGTAAACGATTACGAGCTTTTGCAAACTCTTCATACTTTTCTTGAGTGCCAATAGAATATCCACCATCACCAGAATGAATATCTGCACCTGCTTTAATATTATCAATCATCGATTTTTCTAAGCTCAAAAATGTAATGGCCACCTCGACGAGATTGCACCCAGTTAAAATGCCACATCACGG